TCGATGCGGAGATCCCCGCGGCCCGGTAGTTTGTGGCCGTCAATAATCCCGACCTCGTAATATTTCTTTATCGTGTCGGGGCCGACGCCTAACATGCGGCCCGCCTCGGTAGTGGTAACGAACTCCATTTGTGTCCTCCCGTGTCGTAGTTACGGTGTCACGTTATCGGGAATGTCGGGGTTATTTGATGCGACGCGCCGAACCTACCCCATATTGCCTAGTTAGGGGGGTGAAATAGGCAAGTAGGGCAGTCACGGCCCCACCAAGTAGCGGAGCCCATAGCGGATCGAGGTTTAGGGCCGGGATGGACGCGGCTAACCAGGTGAGCGCCACCACGATCAGGATCAGAACAATATGCCGAACCTCGGGACTGAGTTTATCTAGCATTATTCCGCCCTTCTAAATGGTGTTGTAGGTGCTCGTCGGACTGTTTTTCTAGCCTGTCTATTCTTTTCTCGATCCTTAATACGATGTCGTAGAGCGACCTGCCGCCGTTAGGCTTGTTCGCTTTCCCTTGCGCCCTGGCGACCCATGCCACTAGACCGAGTATGGCGATGAGTAGGCCGAATGAAGCCGTTAGCATCCCGAGGGTGTCGGTCACGTTGCCACCGTAAAGATAGGTAGGGGCCAGTCTGACCCGTCCTCCTCAGCCGCTCCAGTGAAGGAGACGTGAATGTGATCCCAATGCCCGTACCCGCTCCCGCGCCACTGCCACTTGGTCTCTGGATATGTCGCCGACGCTATTTGATCCTGAAATACCACATACTTGATACGCTTGGCGCCCTTTTTCTTGCTCGCGGCGTAGTCCACTATCTGGTCGGCTAGTTTCTTGGCGTCACCTTTTGCCCCTAGGTCAGAGTCCAAATCGATGGCGTGTACCCATCCGTTGGCGTCGGGGTTATGGTCCGATTCCCGTGACTGGTGTGCGGCGTCGCCGATCCACCCGTCGCTAGCCTTGTCCCTTTTTGGGAATCGCTTATTCACCTGGTCGCGGAGTGTAACGCCGCCTTTAACTAGTTTAGCCATTATGGGGCCTCGATCACTGGCTCAGGCTGGACGGTGTAATCGTCGGCCGTCGGCTCCGGTTCAGGTTGTGCGGGTGGGATGAAGTCGACACCGTCGAACCCGAACCCCAATCCGGGGTAGCATCCCCTGAAATTGTTGTTATATGAACATTGCCACCACGTCCCGGCCTGCGCTGCGAGGTCCGGCAAGGTCGCTATGAACGCCTGACCGACCGGCTCAGACTCAGGGAATGGCAAGTTATCTATCGCCGCGTTAGCAACAGTAATTACGTTCTCTACAATGCCGTCATTTACTAGTGCGTAATGTGCCATCAGGTCACCACCGATACGATAACTATCCCGGAACCGCCAGCGCCGCCAACACCACCGGCGCCGGATGCGAACCCGCCGCCACCGCCACCCCCGCCGGTGTTTATTGTTCCTGACGCTGCGGTCGTGTTGTTTGTTGTTCCGCTTCCTGCGTTGGTGCCACCTGTCCCGGCCGTTCCGCCAGTTGACCCTCCGCCACCGCCGCCTGAATAGGACAGAGCCGAGCCCGTAATGCTATTGGACGTAGCGGCGCCACCGTTTCCGCCGGTGCTGCTTGTGCCAGCGACCCCAGCGCCTGCGCTACCGCCGCCGCCACCGCCGCCTTGCGCTGTTGACGCGGCCGTACCCGCGCCGCCATTGTTACCTTGGGCCGCATAACCGTTACCGGCTGCGGTTGCGCCCGCCCCGCCTCCACCGCCACCGGACCCGCCATTGCCGCCCGGTTGAGTAATAGAGCCACCACCGCCGCCACCCGCAGCGACGACAACGTTACCGATACCACTAACGGCCCCACTACCTCCCGGCGTTGGCGTGCTTGTTCCTGCGGCTCCGCCTGCCCCGATGGTTACGGTGTTAGTTCCTGACGGTAAGTAGGCCGCGGTTTGGTAGTTGAAACCTCCGGCCGCGCCGCCGCCGCCGTTACGTTGTCCACCGCCGCCGCCCCCACCAACTGCTAGCACATAACATAATCCGGCTTTAGCCAGAACTATTGTGCCCGAACCACTAAACGCATAAATTGTCCGACCGCCACTAGTGGTAATGCTTGGTGACCCCGTCGTGCTAGACACATCGCCCGAGGTCAGGTTCGGTGTGCCACTATCGAAAGGGATATACGACCAAGTATTAGTAGCGGTTTTTATTACCGCCGCAGCCCCGTTTTGTGCTAGCGCCGTGATCGTCCCCGAGATTGTGACACCGGCGCCCGCGGTCGGTGTGCACGCACCCGCACCAAGGTTAAGAATGTTTATGCGCGTACCGACCACATAGGCGACGGACGCGTTAGCCGGGATCGTGACAGTGGTTGCTCCGGCTGCGGTCATCGAAATTGTCTTTCCCGCGTCCGTGAGGACGGTTTGGTAAGACACGGTTTGCGCATTGATTCCGCGGCCAATGTAATAGCCTGCCGCGTCGATCGAGTTAGCGACCGTTAATGATGCGGCGGGCCAGTTCGCCACCAGATCCGTACCGGCGACGTAGGGCGTGCCGTAAGTCGTTGTTGCCATTATCCCTCCTTATGGGACTAGGTTCGATTGTAGTATTACGTCAGACCAAGTTGTCGTTATTGGGACGTTAGCCCAATCCGCGGTGCCCGCTTCGTTCCATTGCAACACCGCATAGGAGTAGCGCGGGTCAGATAATGCAAGGGTGAGCCGGTACCCGTCTATCGTGTAAGTCTCAGTCCATCCTTCGAGGACACCCAAGAATTGTGCAATAGGCCCCGGTGTCGGTAGGCCGGTCACGATGACCCGATCACCGGACGTTAAACCGAGGACCAGGGCGAGGGTCGGGGCGGTAAGTGTCTCCATAAGGATCTCGACCCCACCCAACGTCCACCGCTCCGTAGCCTGCGCCGTGAGTACCAGGCTGGCCCGGTTAGCGGCGTCCCCCACATCCGACAGTCCCGTCGTCACTTTAATGGCGCGAGAGCCGAACGCCGCTATTGACGTCGCGTCGGTGTCTTGGTATTCCGATTGCGGATCCGCGGCCCCGTACGTCACGGTCACATCGTTTACGATCGTTGATGCGGTCGCCTGCCACCTCGGCTCCCAGATCACGGCCGTCACCGGGAGGGTCACCGCGGTCGGTGCCGCATCCCCTGGCGCATACTGGGAGACCCAGTCGAGGGTCGTGTTAGCCCAGTCGAGGGGCATCCCCGCCCACGTCGCCGTAGCATAGTTATATCCCCGCCGAGTGTAGGACTCAAATACGACCGTACCGTCGGGCTTGTCGTATAACGTCCCGCCGGTCCAATCGTTCAACGTGTCGAGTTGTGTCCTCGCGTCTTCGAGGACTGCGTCCGCGGCTAGGACTTCAAGGAGGGCATAGTTGGGGTCGGCTTGTGCGGCGTAGGTTAGCCCGGTGGCGGTGAGGATCGCGTCTACACGGGTTTGGAGATCCTCGGCGGGCCGGGTTGTGTCGTAGAAGAATCGGGATAGGTTTGCTAGTTTCCCGATTGCGGTCACGTCAATGATCGTCATCGGTGGGTTGCCGTCGATCGTGGTGGCGTGCGATATCGCCATGTCCGTTATCGCGCCGGTAAACCGGTTAGTCGCGGACGCTTTAACGTTCACGGACTGCCCAAGGGTGTACGGGACTGTTATTTGCCCGGTCGCAAAGATCCGCATATCCAATGTGGATGGGCTAGCGGCGTCCGTGATCGCCCCGCGGCCATGCGTAATGATTACATCGAGGATCACATCATCAAGGTCGAGGTCTACGCCGTTGATCGTGACAGACGTGATAGTCGGGGCTGTCATCGGAGCGCCGCCGCCGGTAGCGACCCGGTCCGCTGATCAGTCTGCCGGACAACGGCGGTAATGCCCTGACCTATGGCGGTTTGTGTGACCCTGCTATTGGCTGAGAGGGCAAACGCCGCGGCCTCTTGGCGGTCTGCTTCGGCCTGACCCGCCGCCAGTCCGTTACGGATGGCCCGCTGGATCTGCTTAGTAACCTCATCCGCGATCGGTTCGCCAATGTTCGCGCCTAACTGTTTTAGGCTTTTCTGTTGCGCTGCGATCTCCGCCGAGATGCCGTTAAGCATCGCGACGGCGTCCTCTGTCCCTTGGTCGTAAAACTTTTTAGACACCTCGACGCCAGTCTTACCGGCGAATATGTCGAGGGCCTGTAATTGGTTTGCCAGTTCTGGCACTAGGCCGCTGCTAATCATTTCGTTAGCCAACACGGTGCCCGCTATTGGGCCCTGAGACTGCCCGACCGCCACCAGTTGGTCGATTAAAGCCTGAGAGACGCCAGGCTGCGCCGCTAGGTTCCCAATGGCTTTAGCAAACCCCGTGGCGTCCCCTATTTGTGTTTGGAACGCTGTCAGGGCGTTAGCGGCGAAAGCCTCGCCCGGTTCGGCTTTCTTTTCCGCCGCGGCCCAAGCCGATGCCAGGCTAATCGTTCCGGTGATAGCACCCTTTAGGCTTTCGGCGTAGGCGTAGGATGCCGTTTGGACTGCGTCTAGGGCGCTTTGTGCGACATCGAGGGCCGGTTGGAATTGTGCGGTCACCTGTTCGGACGCCGCTTTCATGGCGTCCCGTATTGACGTTGTAGCCTTCGCGGAACCGCTCGACGCTGTCCGGTTTTCCTCTAGTTTCGGGTTAAGTTTGTCGAGAACATCCGCCCACTGCGCCGCCAG